TGTGGCTCACCTAGCTCAACATCTTTGTAGAACCCGCCAACTTGCAACTTGCGAAGCTCGTTCTTAGTCTTACGCATCACATGCGTAACCCGCTCCGCACTCTCAATGTTTGACGCGCCGTAAGGCACAACAACATCTTCAGCCGGTACAAACACCGCCACTTGGCGACCAAGCGAGGGGTCGAAGTAAATCTTCTTAAAGGCGGAGCCTGCAAGGCCCAAGGTATAGAGCAGACGCTCATGCTCCGGTCGATACTCGACCATCGCTTCAGTAAGCTGGTAGTTCATCTCATCACGTACACGGGCCGCAGCCTCTTCCTTGTCGCGTGTGACTTTACCGAGGATCTGGGTTTTGACCGGACCCGCAGCGGGGAACGTCTCCATGATCGCTTCGGACTGAAACTTAATAGCAGCCTCATTTAGCAGCGGGTGGAACACACCGCATGCCCCTTCCCAAGGCTCCGTACGCTCTTCGTACTTAAGGCCCAGAAGCTCAAGCCCCTTAATATATGTCTCAACCCATTCCTTACGGCTATTTACGTCTGTGTCGTACAGGGCAACAAGATCACTAGACAGTGAGGACAGGACGTTATCTTTTAGCGTCTCAGCGAGGTTCTCGTTGAACCCACCCTCTTCCATGTCGTCTTCGGGACTGATCGTGATCTCTACGCTGCCGTCATCCAGCGTCACAATGTCCGGGTTTTCAATCTCAATCTCTAACGCGGGTTCTGCATCGTCTTCTAACCCAAGCGGGGCTTGGTAAAACGCCTTATCCATGTTCACTGCCATTTTATTCACCCTAAATAATTTCAGTAAAAACCGCCGCGCCGCTTACTCTTGAACCATCGGATGTCTTCTGGCTCATCACTTGGCAGGGCAATAAAACCACCCTTACGGAATCTCAGCAGCGCCTGAGTCGTGGAGTCCACCATGTCGTCATGAGTCCCAAAAGGAAATGACGCCACTTCCTCGATAAGTTCTCTAGACCACCGTGTATCTGGTGCCCACACCATACCAGAAGAGAATAAGTCTGAAACAGCATTAACACGGGCGATCTTGTCTTGACCTTTACCGGGCGTAAACTCGGACACCGGCACACCCATGGAGCGAAGCTCCTGATATAAAGCAGCCCCGTTGGACTTTTTCTCAACGATGAAAGCGTCCGGTTCCCACTCTTTATAAGCCTCAAGCACCATCTTCTTGAGTTCAGGAAACTCCATCCGCTCCCGGATACTCTCTAATAAGATGATGTTCTTGGCCCCGGACTCTTCGTTATCAAACACCCCCCACACGGTCAGGGAGTTAAAGTCAGACCGGTTAGTCGCTTCTTGGGCAGCATCCAAAGACATAATAGTGAAGTCGCACCGAGGGGGTTTCTCCTCCTCCCACACGTTCCACCACTCTCTCTTTATTAGTGCGCCCTCTTCCGATGTCGGCTGCTGCATGTACTGGGCTTGCCAATACCGGGGGTCCATACCTGCTTTTTTGGACAACAACTCATCCAACGTCCAAAAGTCAGGCCATAAAGGTTTCTCATCCTCGGTGCCCTCATTAATAATGGCAGGCAGTTCAACCACCTCCCACTGATCGGCATCGGGGTTTCGCGTCATGTGGTCGATCAACTGCCCAGTCAGATCAAGTTTTGACCAACGAGTCATCACCACAATAATTGCGCCACCCGGCATCAGACGCTGCAAGGGACCAGACTGGAACCACTCCCACGGGGGCTTGAATACCTCGGGCTTACCTTGCTTGGCTTCTTGCTCGGAATGGGGGTCGTCAATAATGAACAGGTCTGCACCACGGCCTGCCAGCGCACCGCCTACACCGATAGCGAAATACTCGCCCTTGTGGTTCGTCCCCCAGCGAGATGCAGACTTAGAGTCTTGTTGCAGTGCAACATCAGGAAACACCTGTTTATAGGCGTCTTCCCCCACCAAATTACGCACTTTTCGACCAAAATCCACCGCCAAGTCAGCAGTGTGGGAGGCCATAATGACCTTCTTTTCGGGGAAATTACCGAGGAACCACGCGGGAGCGAGATAACTGATGAGTTCGGATTTACCGTGTCGGGGAGCAATATTGACAATAATGCGCTTCTTTTCACCCCTAGCGACCGCTTCAAAGAGCGAAATTAGCTTCTTATGGTGGGCACCGAACTTGTAATGGGGGTAAACGTGCTTGATAAATGCGGTAAACGAGGACTTTGCATCCCCCATTTGCTTACGCTTCTCATATTCCTGCAACCTTTCCAGCAGCCACGCCTTTTCAGCGGATTGCATTGTCGGCAGGCGGGCTTTTAGGGCCTTAATCTGCTCGGGGTTCAGCATTTACCGTTTCTTCCACCAACCCCATGTCAACAGTTAGCCTGTCGAGCTTCTCCATAAGCTCACGCTCAATTTCTTCGGTGGATTTCTGCTGCACAGTAATCTCCGTGCGCTTTTTGAAGGCATCGACGCCGTCAATCTCACCTAAAAGCTTAAGAGCACCAAGCTGGATTTTCTCGTTGGCACTGTTGGATAGCTCCAACAACTTATGGGCGGTATAAGTTTTAAGATCCGCGAGATTTTTTACGACTTCATAGTCGTACCGGGAGACAAGCTCCCGAAGATAAAGCGTAGTTTCATTTGGCAACTCGTTGAGGTGACGCAAATCCTTTGACTTCAGGATCTGCCTTGCCTGTTGCATGTGAAACTCTTCGGGCACTGGGGGTTCGCCCGTCAGATCAGCGATTAACTGAATAGTCCTAGCCCGGACTTCCAACTCTTCGCGCTCATCCATCTGGGGCAGAGTCACTTCTGCCCGCACATCCATCGGGACTCCGGACTCTATAGGAGGCATGTACATAACTTCATCGCATCGGTAAACCGAGATTGCAAGAGTATAGGAGATAGGTGTTTATTAGTAAAGCCGGAGACTTTGAAAATTTTTTGCGCTGTATTTTTTCAGTGGCGTTTTATTTATGAAGGGGGGGTGTCCGCCATAATGGCCTCTCAAAAGCCGCATGGAATAAGGGCCTAGCTTGCAAAAAGTTCTTTTGGGTATGTTGAGGTTTTGAAAATAGGTGGTGATTTGTGCGGATTAAGGGGGTGTGGGGGTGCGATGGTACCAACTCAGAATTTGGGGGGTGGGGTGGCTTGGAGCCCCAGCCAGATTGTGGCGAGTTTGTGTCGGTTCTGACAATGTCAGAGCGCAGCGCGAGCGTGAAGATGACACAAACAGTTTACAATTGAGGCTTGCGTTTATTGTTCATCGCTGTTATACTGTTATCTCAGTAAGGCAATCCAGTCTTACTGCCAACCCGAAAGGTTTACATCATGTCCACACTTGCATCTCTCATGGTCACCATTGACCCCAAAGCCGTCGAAGCCGCTCGCGTCGCTATCGTCAACGCTACCGAAACCACCGAATCTGCATATGGTCGTTGGATCGAAGCCGGTAAGCTTGTCAAAGCCGCATGGGTCACCGAAGGGCTGGCCGACACTAACCTCATCAAGGACTGGATTGTTGCGGGTTTGCCCGCGTCCGATCAGGCTACCCTCGCGCTTGAGTCTGACAAGGTAACAGACAAAAAAGCACGCAAAGCCGCGCAGGACAAAGTGTCGCAATACTTTGGTCGCGTCATGAAAACCGCATACCCTCCGGCTGTGGTCGTCCAACCCGCTCCCGAACTGACACCCGAGCAAGCCGAAGCAAAAGCCGCACAGGTGATCGCCACGCAAGCCGCAGTGGAAAAAGGCGAATCCGTCAAAGCCGCAGCCGACGCAGAGGCTAATAAGAAAATAGCGGCCGCCGAAGCGAAAGCCGCCGACCTTAAGGCTAAACAAGCCGCAGCCGCAGCCGCACTCGATGCGACCCAAGCCGAAGCCGCAGCCATCGCGCAAGCCGAAGCCGAAGCGAAAGCCGCAGTCGCAGAAGAGCAAGCCGAAGCCGCCGAACAGGCCAAAGCCGAAGCCGAAGAAAAGAAAGCCGCCATGATCGCGGCGCAAGCCGACGCAAAAACCAAAGCCGACGCGATTCAGTCAGCAAAGTGTGCCGAGGCAATCCTTAACGATATCAATATCCTGTTAGCCCGCATCAAGGGCTATGCTGGCAAGATAAAAGGCGCGGAGGATCTGGAAGCGGGCATCATCGGTTCACGGACGGATTTCAAACTTGCCAACGATCTGATCTGACATTGTCAGAAGCCCCACTTGACATTTTCCAAGTGGGGCGATATGCTAGCAGCATGCTGCAACGCACTCCCGGACCCGCCGAAAGGCGGGTTTTTTATTGCCCGCGCTCAGCGGGCACATGACCAGTTACATCTCTCGTGCGCGCCCTGACCGAAATTTTCTGACAATGTCAGAAAATAATTTTTGGGAACCCCTTGACTTTTGCCGAGCGAAACGTTACGCTATGCAGCATGCTGCGAGCGAATTCGGAGAGGGCCCCAAAAGGGCCCTTTTTCATTTTTACAGTGTTGGTATTATCCGTAATATCCAAACTAATATCCAAACTAAGTCATTGATTTTTCAGTAATATCCACAATATCTCAATATCCAAGGGTAATGAGCCAAGACCTAAGAGCAAGTGAGCAAGAGAGGGCAAAGGCGCGCAGCGTTTTTAATTTTCCAAACCGGCCTCAGTCTCTTGGCATATTCTTTAAGATATTTAGATATTAGGATATTACTTATAAAACAACGACTTACCTCAAACTACACTAGAGACAATACGGATAATACCAGCACTACACAATACAAACCCCTTGACAGCCAAACGCCCATTTGCTATGCTGGGCATACCAGCACGGGAGAAACACTTCCGGCGGAACCGGCGGCAAAAGCCCCCAATCACTTGACTTATAAGTACACTTCTGGTATACTATCATTTCAGTTGGACTTCACCACCTGAACAACCCGTTCTGACAATGTCAGACACTACGAGGAAGCATCATGCTGAACATCACCTTTTCTTGCATCACTGCCAAATCCCTTGAGATCACCAAGGCCCAAGCCAACGCCGACGAAGTAAGGCGCAAGGCGCAGGAAATCTATCAAGCTGCCGACGCAGAGAATCACGCATGCGACTTCGCCATCATGCGGCGCAAAAAGGCCAACGACGCAGCCTACCGTGCTGCGTGTGAAGTTCGGGATGCAGATGCTGCTGTCGCTGCCCTTAAAAAATAACCTACCTAAAAAACGCGCCCCCGCAAGGGGGCCTTCTGACAATGTCAGAAAGAAAAACCATGCACACCAACACACACGACTGCCACAAGTGTGGCGAGCCAATCACACCCGTGGCGAGGGCCACGATACTAAAGAAAACAATCTGCCTGCCCTGCGGAGAAGAAGCAGCAACCCAAGCCCGCAAATCATGGTGCATATTAACTATGCACAAACAAGGGGCCATGCTTTTTTCGCCATCATTTGCCCGCGAAGCGGCAATCGGCATCAACAACAAAGGAGGACTAATAAGATGATGACCCCCAAACAATCCATTCTGTACCGCAAGTAGAAGAACATCCTTGAGAACAAAAAACACATGGAGGAGTTGATCCTTAAGCTTATGGCGAATCCCGCCACTGAGGATGTTCACATGGCACAGGCCCATGCCATGTACGCGGATGTATGCAAAAGGCTGTCCGACGTAAGCCATCACATAGACAACATCTTACGCACGGGGCACACCACGGGGCTGGAGATTGAAGATGTAACGTGTGGCTGTGGGTATGTGGGGAAGCGTATCAAAGGTGCGGCATACCGCTGCCCCGAATGTGGTATGTACTAACAAAGGAGGACTAATAAG